CGATAAATCAAAAATTTTATTTTGGTTTTTCTTATCAACAATCCATAACTCCTCACCATGCCAAGCACTCTGTGGATCATAACATTTCTTAGATTGTATCTCAAGACCGTTATTTTCAATCAATTCTATCAACTTTTTGTACTTATTCATCAGATTCTCCTTTCTGAGCATGAAAAAAGCACTTAGATTTCTCTAGGTGCTTAAGTAACGAATTGCATTTTTGTATTTTTCAACACGGTCGTAGTCTGCGTGGGTAACAGATTTCAAGCGTGATAAATCTGAGTTATGTTTCAGGTCTGCAAGTTTTACAACTCTTGCTAAATTATTTGATTTAACTTTTTCAAAATATTCTTGATAACTTTGCCCTTTTTTCTTTGTCAATATTTGTATTGCCGTAACAACTTCGTTCGGCAAGCCAGCTATCAGCAAATCATCGGCAGTTACATCACTATCCTCAATCACATCATGCAAAAGAGCGACAGCTTTTTCTTGTTGAGTTTTGACTTGGCTGGCCACATAGAGAGGATGTTGTATGTAATCAATACCCGCTTTATCCACCTGACCTGCATGTGCTTTTTTTGCAATAGCTAAGGCAATATCAATCATGCCGCTACCATCCTGTCGATATAAGCAAATGCATCCTTTTCTGGAATTTCTTCGAAATCCGTGAAGTCATTGAAAAAGATTTTATTAAACCAATCAATGCTATCAACCCACTTTTTTTCGATATCAAAAACTTGCATGACACCATCAATTAAACGAAGCACTTGAGGATTGTTCGTCGTTGTGTGGTAGTATTTAATATCTTTCATATCACTTCACCCTCTCTATATTTTTAGGAATCTCAAGCTCATTGCTTAAATTAAGCATTTCTTTAAATAATTTCATACGTTCTCGGTCAGATATATTCGTATCACGATATTTCTCATAAAGCTCATGTAATGGACCATTCTTTAAATCAAAACTTTCCTGAGTATGATACTGCATTTCAAAGTTGATACCATCTTTTTCAACGACTGTATTCACACCTTTATATGGTCCATCTATTAGCCAAGTATTTTTTACTTTAACAACTTTATAACCCTCTGCAATAAGCTCCTGTTTCATCTTTAAATACTCTTTTGCAAAAGTATCGGAATCGAAAATAGTTGTATACCGCAAAGCATCGTTAATTTTACTTGTAGCCTTTAATAAACTTATATTTTCAGCTTGGCTATCTGTTGTAATTTTACGAGCTAATGACTCAGCTGTTTTCTTCCGAAATTCAAGACCAGCGAGTTTATTTTCACCAGCAATACGTTGCATATCGCTTGTGATTTTTGGCTCGGCTTTCGAAATCTTGGACAACAGTTGCTCACTATAGAATCTTGCTTTAGTTTCCCTTGTACCTTGATTATACCCCTTTTGTTTTCTTTTCGCAACATATTCGCTATACCACTCTTTATAAGTCATATCAGCAGGCACATACTCAACTTTACCTGTTTCTGGATTCCTTGCTCTACGTTCCAGTTTGCTGTAGTCTGCGTCCTCATCGTGTGCGATAGTCGTAGACCTGCACCAGGGATGCAGAGGTGGATAGTTCACACCAGGAACAGCCTTGTCCGTATCATAGACCTTATTGTCGTGTTCTTGACAAATCCGAGATGTCCGCCTGTCCAACACTGCCACAAATTTGTACTTTGTGATTTCAGCATCTTCATAGCTGAGCAGTTCCATTTGATTGTGAAAGAACGCTGACTCAGTGCGAACCAAGCGCCTAGCTTTGCCTTTCCCGACCTCAAATCGTTCTGCGATGGCTTGAGATGTATCTCTTACACTTCGACCAGTCATGAGACTTACCAGGAGCTCGTCCTTCACGCTTGAAGCGAGCGCCCCTGTATTATCCCATATTCTGTCTGAGTAAGCTTCTCCTGTCCATTTTAGCCCCCTCAGGCGCTTGATTTCAGTTTCAGGTAAGTCAGAGAAGCTATAAGCGAGTCCTGTCTGCTGTTGCAAGTCAAAAGTAGCCTTATAATAGCTATCTTTCATCAAGTCGCTGTAAAAGGTATCTGAGCCATTCTTTTCAGAATGATAGATAGACTCACGCATACGGTCTAAATCGTCGTTCAAACGTTCTAAACGCTTCATGCGATAAGCGTAAGCTGGACTGTCTAAATCAGCAAGTAACCGTTGTATGTTCGGGTCATTGGGTCTAGCTTCAAGCATTCTGCGTAATTCAGCTAGGTCTTTTTTATTCTTCATAGTCTTTAAGACCTGACGAGCAACATTCTCACTTAAACCGTAATCACGCTGAAATTTATCAAAGATTTTATTTATTTCTTTGTCAAGGTAAGCCTTGGCTTCTTCGTAGACCTTGTCAAACTTATCCGCTTGCTTCTCGGCCTTGTCCATCTGCTCATAGATGAGATTAGCCTTCCTCTTGGTCCAATAGTCCTCGTTCTTCATCTGTCACCTCTTCGTCCGGCTTCGTGTTAACCTGGTTAAAGAATGGCACACGTTCCATGTTCTTTTCTTTCTCTTCTTCGAGGTCTTCCAATTCAGCGTCAGGATCCTCGACGAATGGTAAGAGAGAAATAAGCTGACGAAGTGACACCTTGCCTTCAAGATTATTGATAACCTGTGACAATTCAAGTAAGTTCTTAGGTAAACCACGGCTAAACTGTGGCACAATTGAGTGTGCCTCAAGAGCAATCTGCTGCATACCTAGATAATGCGCGAAGATGGCAATACGCTGTCTAAGGCCTCGCTTGTAGTTCGCTTCTTTGGTCTTAGTAATCATTTCAAGGCCTAATAGCTTGAATTCCATGGCTACGCCCGAGCTATTGCCTGCAAAGTTCTCATCTGTCAAATTTGGCACATGGCTAAATGTGTAGATGTCTTCCTTCAGAGCCTTACGCAAGATTTCAGTAGCGCCCTCGTCCAAAGCATTCTTCAAGAAATCAGCCTTGGCATCTGCTGGCAACTCTAAAAGTCCTTCTTCAGCAAGGATTCTCATTGCTTCTCTAGCATCTTCCAGGTTGTCAGCCAATTGCGCTCCGTATAATACAAGAATAGACTCAACTGCTTGTTCTTTGTCATTGACACGATTACCCATCAACGAGTTATAAGCATCGATTAAGCTAATCTGTTGCTCATAATCACCAATCGCGAAATGATTGTTTCGGTATTCAATGATTGGAACCTGACCAAGATTGTGAGGTTCTACTTGTTCATTCTGTGTTGTTCCTGCACTTGAATCATGCAGCACAATGTGATAGTGCAGATTTTGAGTAAAGACTTCCACTTGATACTTGGTAGCATCCTTTGTATCATCCTTGATTTCGTAGTAATAAACCGCAAATAGAACCTTACGTTCGATGCTATCATCATAAACCAAGAATACATTCTCGGGATCTACACTAGTCGAATCAAGTTCAGTCAATCCTTCTTTTGCATAGATGTATTCGTAAGCACGTCCATAGATAGACATATTCAAAGCGTTCTGTGTATCTACCTGGTCAATCTCAGCACCGTCGAATGCTACCAACAAGGATTCGATATCACCTTCGGCAGTATTGTTGTACTTAACAGCATTGCCCATGAAGTAACCTGTGGCCGTGTCTGCAATATCCTTCGCATGATTTGCTACTGTTTTAAAGTTTGGAGCATTCTTGTTTCGTCGCTCATGTTTTAAAATAGCATGTTCGCCCATGTAGTAGTTTTTAAGTTTCTTCAAGCGCTGGCGTTCTTGCGTGTGCTTCTGGATCAGCTTGTAAATCAATTCCTTGTTCAAAGTTGCTTCGTCATATCCATCCCGTGGATAGGTTAAGTATTTATACATGTTCTCCCTTTCTACAAACCATAAAGAGATTTTCTCTTAACGGTTGCTTTTGGTTGTGTTTGTTTTGAGTAAATCGCATAACGCAGGGCATCCAATACGTCGTCGTTTTCCTTGATTGGTTCGCCTGTTTTCTCATTCCAGATATACTGATAAACCTCGTCTTTAAAACGGCTAACCTTGTCTGATACAACAAAAAAGCGCCCAGCTTTCATAAACTTAGCGACTTCTTCAATGCCAGACAAGACTGCTTTGTTTGCGTTGAATGTCTTGATTTGTTCTCTTTGAAACCTGGCTACGTGTTCAGGTCGTGCGCTATCCGCCCAAAATGTGATGTTCCCATATCGGCTTTTTATGTCTTTAGCAACACCTACCCAAAAATCAATCTCTTCATGTTGGTGTGCATGTTCCTCAACTAAGTAGATAGAACCGTCTGCTGACTCTCCGATAACCACGATAGAGCCGTAGTGTTCGTATCCCCAGTCGACACCAGCATAGAACCTAACTAAATCATCTGGGGCGTTATCGATATACATGTCCTCTTTAAAGTCACGATACACGGCACCCTCACCAGTTACCCAGCGACCGTAAATACCACGTTCAGTAAACATACCGGAAGGTGTCGTTGCGATCAAGTTATCGACATATCGTTGATTCAAGAATGTATTATCAAAGATTGTAAAATGATTGGCAAGTATTTTCTCGCCGTCAGCCTTATCGATATAATCGACTTTTAGCCAATGTTTTGGATGATCCGGGTTAGTATCGCATATAATACGCGCACCGTACCCCGAGCAACGTTTTAAAATTTCATCAAATACCGCCTTATTCGCTAACGTCGCCTCGTTGACATAAGCCCCGAAGGCTGTCATACCACGGATAGCTTTCAACCCCGCTATCGAGCCTGTGAACGTCGTCACGACATATACTCCGAAAAGCGTAAAATTTCCGTGTCTATCAAACTTAAAATCGTAATTGTACGAGTCCGAGATTTCTCTTAGTATATTTGTTTGAAGCGTTCCTGATGAAACTGCACCGATGATGTACATCGGGTTCTTAACTCCGACTTTCTCAGCGTTTCGCTTTGCCCTTTTCAATTCCATTAAAAAAAGGTCATTGTCTAACTTGGTTTTACCAGCACGTACTGCACCGTGGTTGATCATCATATACCAGTCAGTAGCGACTGCCCTTTTTAAAATCTTTACTTGTTTGTCTGTATATAGTCGATTAAGTGCCATCGTTTAAAGCATCCTCCAACTTGTCGAAATACTCAGCCATGACATCTTCTGAGTTTGCGCTACCTTCGAGCGCGACCCTGCGTTTTTGGTTTTCCAATTTCAAGGCTTCAATACGCTCTTTCTGCTCTTTCTTATCAAGGCTATCCTTAGCATCTGTCGTAGTCAACTTGCTAATTTGTTCAAAGGCTCGGACATTCCCTTTCATAGCCTTCTGCATCATGACCATAGCTAGGGCCATTTCATTGGTCGAGTCGAAGCCTAGCTCTTCGAGTTGCTTCTTCACGTTTGGACTTGCAACCTCAGCTTGCAGGATTGTTTCAAAAGCCTTTTTTAGGTTGGCCTTTTTTCTTCGAGCAACCCCTGAAGCGACTCCGCCTTTTTTAGCAATTTCTCTATGTTCGCTCTTAGTTCGTTTGTTTGCTGGTTTCAAGTTTTGCTCATTAGCCATCGCCTCACTTCCTTTTCAAAAAAATACAATCAATTCAATTTAACAGCTTCTCTTCCTGTCTCTTTTTCCCAACGTCTGATAATCAAATCGACGTGTTTTGGTTCTAATTCATTGATATAACACGTCCGTCCTAGCCTCTCGCAAGCGATAAGAGTTGAACCACTTCCTCCGAAAACATCCAAAACAACATCGCCTTTCCGAGTTGATGTCTTGAGCATAAGCGCTACTAGCGCGAGTGGTTTGGGAGTTGCATGTCCACCTGCACTCTCTCTCTCATCCCCGCTCGTTCTACTAAAATGTAGCACATTATTGAAATTTGCATGTGTCGCATCAAAGAAAGCGCGGCTCTCGTTGTAGTCCTGTTTGAGACGGTCGTAGTCCTGTTTGATACGGTCGTAGTCCAAGTCCCATTCATCACCATAATAATCTGCTATTTTCCGGAAGTGTTCTAGTGGTATGAGCGACCATTGGGATTTTGTAAACCAATGCGCGTACATTGTTACACCTGTTATCTCTTTTGATTTCTTTGATGTCAATCCTACGCGCTCAGCGGTTTCTGCTAATGGCTTTCTAATCACCTCGTAGCCTTCAAAGTAATTATTCAAGTTCGTGTTAAAACCTTGGACACCTTTCATGACAAAAAGACACTTTTCATCTGCTATTGGGTACATTCTAGCGTACTCCGACATTTGCCCTTGAGTATTTCCTTTGTCCCAGGTCAGGAGGTTTCGGAAGGTGATTTTCTGCGCCTCTTTCATCGGACGCAAGATATTGCTGTATAAATCCATGAGTGGCTCGTCTATCCCCCAACAATACCAGCTACCGACTTCTCGCATAGCGTCGAATGTGATAGGTACCCATTTCTTGTTGAATTCTAATAAATCATCATAGTTCAAATTGTCATTTTTCACCCCATCCTTTTCCTTTTTCATGCCGTAAGGCGGATCTGTATAGACTGTATCGACCTTGACACCATCTAGTAATTTCTGAATATGCGTCGCATCTGTGCTATCTCCACAAGATAGTCTATGCTCCCCTAATTGGAAAATATCGCCTGGTTTAATGTTTGTTTCTCGTAATTCCTCGTCATATTCATCTTGCTCTACCTCTTCAATAGCTTCTTCTATTTCTTCAATATCTTCAAAATCAAAACCAAAATCTTCCATATTGATATTTGTGATGTCTTCGAGTTCTAACTCTAAAACTTCCATATCAAATCCTGAGTTCATAGTCAACTTATTATGGGCCAAGATGTATGCTTTCTTCTGCTCGTCCGTCATATGAGATAAACGGATAATCTCAACTTCGTCATAACCTAGTTCTTTCAAAGCGACAAATCGTCCGTGCCCTTCGATGATAACGTTGTGTTCATCAACTGCTATCGGGTCATTATTCCCAAACTCTAGAATAGACTTCTTGATCTGTTCAATCTGTTCACGAGGGTGCAGTTTCGCATTATTCTCATACATTTTGATTTTATCTATAGCCAACAATTCAATTTTCATTATTTTCTCCACAAAATAAAAAGCCACTCAAAGAGTGGTTTGATATGAGGCGACTACTGACCTCAATTAGAATCGATATTATATTCTTACCTTTTCTTATTTATTTTTGTGTAGCCTTTATGACGACGCCTGGAATTGAACCAAGGACACTTCTCAAAGGGAGCAACAAATTGAAGAGAGTATCAGAACCCTTCTCGTCGTCTAGAGAGGCTTTCGCCTCAATTTTCATAAAGGAGTATCATCTGCCGCAGCATTTGATACTACCATTCTAACAGAATATTATTACAGTGCACATCAAGATTCTTTTGATTAACACATATTCTCAAGATACTCCCAAGATAACTCAAGATATTCCAAATTATTCCAAAATTACCTCTAGCTCTTCAATAGCAACCTTACGCATGCTATAATACGAACTCTTGCTAATTGCTAATTTATCGCAGATATCATCTACATACATCTTATTGATGTACGTCATCCTCAAGATTGTCCGATGTTTAGGATTGGCCAATTTATTGATCATACGGCCGAGTTCTATTTTTCGATTGATTATGACATTCGTGTCTTTCTCGATTTCACCCTTCATGGTTATGAGCTGAGCATAGACGTCGTCAATCTTCCTAGGTTGGGCACCTTTAACCTTAACCTCGGACCAGTTCGGACTCGAGAGCAGGCCAGCTTCAAGTTCGTTGATTTCGTCTATTCTGCTCTGGATATCCATGTCGAGGTTTTGCAACTCGCTCAAAAGCTCTTTTGCCTTCACTCTCTATCTCCTTTATGATATAATAATATTATTGAAAACGTTGTCGGGGTAGAGTGAATGCCTCGGCTTTTTTGTTTTAGTAGCTATTGAGTATTTTCATTGTCTCCTCATAACTCAAATTTATCCTGGCTCTTTGTTCCTCGTATCCAAAAATTTTAGGAATTTTGAAAAAAATAATAGTA